GCTGCATCACGATACGTGGATGTAATCAATACGTCAATGCCTTTCTTATCACATTCTTCAATAAAAGCCTTGCACATTGCAGCGACTTTAGGATGCAAATCGGACAAACTGCGGCTATTTACCAAGGTATAAAGTCCCCATGATGATACCGCAAACTATGACCCATACCACGCGCTCAACCCATGCGCCTGACGCATGCGACACTTCAACCTTAGTCACGCGGCCTTCTAAGGCGCGGTGATGGTCGTCGTAGCTGTCCATGCGTTTGAACAGCGTAATCATTCGTTCTTCCATGCGGGCCAATGAAACAATCGCTTCGGACACTTTGTCCAGCTTTTCTTCAATGCGGTTAAGGCGAGTTGTTTGATCGTCCATACTAAATCCTTATTGAGCTAATGCGTTTTGATTTTGTTGATCAGGGGCTAAAGCATTACGTGTAGATAATTGCGTTAATTGACGCATTACTTTTGGGTCAGTTAATGCTTTTTCTATCTGACCGCGATGTGCGGAAGGTAAGCCGTCTAGCATATCTGCCATAGTTTTTCCTGAGCGCATACCTTTTTCAAGCGCGTCAAACGCCGCCTTATTAATTTTAGGCTCAGTAAGTTCTAAAACTTTATTTACAATTGCAATTTTAGGGTTTAATGGGTTAGGTAACAAAGTTCGCCCCATTGATGTCCTAAGTTCTTCAGCTAATTTTGTTGACCCAGCTTTAGCTCGTTCAAGCATAACGCCTGTTCGAGTTAAATCATCGGCTATTTTTTTAAACGGTAGCATTGCATCGCCCATCGCTGCGTTAATGTCTACATTGCCTGAGCCAAAAATATCTCTTACTGCTTTAGTGTCACCACCGTTAACAATTTTTTGAAATCTATCGTATGATTTATTACGGTATAGTTCGCTTAATACGGAAGCCATTTCTTGTCGTTCTATATCTTTTAATCCGCTTGCATGCGCAGACATATACGAAGGCCATTCAGTGCCGCCTGCTTTTATTATAGCGTCATCAATTAAAGGGTTAATCTCAGCTAATAGTTTTGCGCTATATTGTGCAGACGCTTTAGGGTCTAATTTACCTATCTGCCGTTGTATTTCTTCATTAACAGCATTTTTGCGGACTCCATATAATGCTTCTACATCTATGAGCGAAGTATTATTATCTGTCCAATTTTCAATTTCTTTTTTAACGGCGGATAAAACGCGTCTGTTAACTTTACTAGTAGCTATTGCAGGATCAGCAAGTTTAGTGTCAATATTCGATATAATAGTTGATGTATCAACATAGGGTGCGGAGGCCATAGCTGCTTCACGCATAGGCGTAGTCTTAGCATTAAGCGCCTGTTTAGCTGCTTTTCTAGTTAAATTAGCTTCAGCTTGCGTAGCCCCGCCAGCAAAGGTATTCAATACTGATTGCGCATCCTCTGTCGCTAGTTCCGCTTTTTTACTAAAGAAACTAGCGGTATTTCTATCTTTTGCAACTTGACCTAATGCTTGCAATTGAGCGTTATGAATATCTGCGGCAGCTTGTGCGCCGGTTAATTCAGGTGCGGCGGCTCTACCCGCAGCAATAACTGCGTTTTTATCTGCGCCCACTACATTTTGTAATAAGTTTGCCGCTTTTCTGTAAGGTAAATCTCTTAACCAACCTAATGTTTTAGCGCCGCCAGCTATGGCTACCGGCGTAGCTAAACCAAACGCTGCGCCAGTACCTGCGTTAGCTATGTTTTCGGATAAGTTTGCGGCATTAGGGTTAACTAAACCTAATCCCCCGCCTACAGCAGTGCTTTGTGCTACATTACCTAAAAATGTTTTTGCTGGCGCAAGTTTATTTAATACGCCGCCTGCCGCAACAGTTGAACCCATGCCCCCTGCAATGTCCCATGACCTAGGGTCTAAGCCTACAGCTTCGCCAGTTCGATATAGCGCTTCAGTTCCAGCACGTCTTGCAATGCCCATAGGGTCATAGCTAGATAATTCAGTCGGTGCGGCCATACCTCTAGCTTTCATCGCGTCCATTTTATCTTTGAATCGGCCTATGCCGCCTAATCCTGGTACGCCTGCTTCTGTGGCAACATTCTCAACAAATCTGCCTACACCTAATGGCAATTCTGCAGCGCCTAATGCAAATCTACCTAAAGGTGAGCCTACTATTTTTTCTTCTATAGTAGCCGGTGCTTTAGGTTTTCCAGCAGCGACCCATTCTTCAAAAGATAACGTTTTAGGCTCTGAGGTCTTACGTGACGGTATTTCAGATATTGTTGACGTTGCACTTGGCGCTTTAGGTTTCCCTGCTGCAACCCATTCTTCAAAAGATAACGGTTTATCCATAGTTTCACCTGCTTGTGCTGAAGGAACAAATGCACCTAGTATTTTATTAGCGTAACTTGCACGGGTAGCGTTTTTCTTTTCGTTAGCCCCTGCGCGTTCGTAATGGTCTGAAAAATTAACCGCCGCTTCGGTTGCATCCCTAGACGATAAAAGTCTATCTTTAGCCTTACGTTCAGTAGTGTTTAATTCGTGGTCAATAAATTCTAATTGAGCTAATGGATCTTTAATGTCTTTTTTAGCTTTCATTGCAAAGTCCATGAATGCTTTTTTGCGTGGGCCAAGCCATTGAGCAAAGCCAAACGCCCCTGACGTAGGGTTTTTAGCAGTAGGATTTAACGAGCTTTCTTGTACAAGATTGCCCGCAATACCAGCCGCTTGATGTGGCTCGTAACCTTTACCGGTAAAAAACGATACTACGTCTTGTTCGTTCATCGTGCGCTCGCCTTAGGTTTTTGTTGTGATTTCATCCAGGCTTGATAGTCTGCTTCGTCTTTAGCATTACGTTTAACAGCAGGCGCCGCTTTGGTTGTTTTGTCCGCGGGTGGTGCGGAGGCACCTGCAGCAGGAAGTTCAAACCTATTAGGATAGCGAATAAAATCTTCTTGATGTGTAGTTGCATACGAATCGCGCAATCTTTCTTCGGCACCCGCTATTTGCGCATCAATTAAATCCATTTGTTCTTTAAATTTAGCCGGCGTTGTTTTTGTTTCGTCTAACGCAGCAATCATATCTCGAATAATAGACCATTCTTGTACTGCCATAGTACCGATTGCGCCACCAGCGCTGGCTGCTATTTTACCTAACGATGTCACTTTACCTTTTAAGTTTGCTATGTCTGTATCAGCACTTTGTGAAGCTGAAGTAACTGAAGGTAAATATCCAGTCCATCCAGCGACATTTTCTAATGTTGATTTAGGTATCTCGCGTACTTTTTGCGTTGCGTTTCTAACATCGCCAAAAGATGCAATAGCGTCTAAGGCAGTTTTTCTATCTTTACCTATATCGTGCTGTAGTTTTGTATCTTGTTGAGCAGTTAAAGGTTTTAATTCTGTAGCTGCCGCTTTAGGCGACGCTTTAAATATTTCTGTTGGCTTACCGCCAGGTGTAAGAGACGGCTGAACCAATACTGAATCAGGTGCCATTTCTATTGGTTTTTGAGACTCAATAAATTTATCCGCAGACATGGCTAATTGCGGTATAAGCTCAGGCGTAAATTGTGCAGGTAATATTTGCGCCAACTCAGGTATATCTTTAACCGCATTCAAGCCCCATTTTTCGTATGATGATTGATCTTTAACGCCTGGCAATAAATCGCGATGGAACTTAATGCTGTTAGCCCTAAGATTTGACGTAGCTACATCAGTCTCGCGTTTATCTCTACTAACTTTAGCCGCAGACTCCGCTAATGCTTTAGCTTCATCAAGGAACCCTGCGCGAGCTAATTCATTAACTTGTTTATCTATTGACATATCTGACGCAAAACCGCCAAGCGTCGAACGTAGGCGGTTGCGATCCTCAATCTTACGTTGCGTTTCGCCCAAGTTTAATTGGTTAAGTTGATTGGATTGTTGTGCATTTTGCAATTCGTACATTTTCGCCATTTGATTGACGGGCGATTCAAACTGTATTGGCTTAACGCCTAAAGCGATACTTGGGTCTAAGGCCATAATTAATTATCCTTAAGCATTATTGTAATAGTCAAAAGACTGTGAATCAGGCAACATATCGTATGAAGCCGTATTACCGCCGCCGCCTTGAGGGAAAAATCTGTCTAACATTTGATTTTGATTGTACATGTTAGCGGCGCCGCCTAATGCGTTAGACCATGCGTTAGCGCTACCCACGTAACCTGATGCGCGGGCGTTACCAGCGTTCATGTAAGCGTTACCTGCGTTAGTGGCGTAGTTTTGCGCCGCATTACCTACAGTGTTAGCGGCAGTCTGACCTGACCCCATTAAACTTTGTAGGGGGTTGAGCTTGTTAGCACGGTTAGTTTGATAGCGGTTATACGCGTTAGAATACTCTTGCGATGCTAAGTCTTGACCATAGCGTTCAGCGCCTTTTAACGCTGCGCCTGATAACAGTCCGCCTCTACTTGCTGCCGTACGATCTAAACCTTTAAGGCCTTCAGACATACGGAACGCATAGCCAGGGTCAGCTTGAAAGTCTGACATACCAAAGTCTCTCATTAAAGACCCGTATCCTGCCGCACCAGTGTTCTTACTTAAGCCCAATAGGTCTAACAATCGGTTTTGACTAGTTAGCCCTGCCTCACGGAATGGCGCTTGCAGTTCAATGTTCTTGTCGAACATTTCCTTCTGTAAATTTGCCGCATAATCGGCTGACGCGGCTTGAGTCTTAGCGGCTTTCTTAGCGGCATTAGCCCCCATTACACCACTTATAATAGACCCCCCGCCCATCACTGCGGTTACTGGATTAGACATGATTATGCTCCCATTCTTCAAAAGACTCAAACGCGTAAAACTCGCGTATATCGCGTGAAACCTCACGCATGTGTTTATACCCGCCTAGTAGGAAAGCAGTTGCGATATGCAACTCTATCCCAAAATTACGGATATGAAAAGCTAAGTTGCGTAAGTGTATTTTATCACTCTTACACATCTCGTTGGCATCGAGAAAGCCATTAATTGACGCCATAATCAACGGCGCATAATACTGGCTGTTATCGGTAAACCATCTGTTCTGCGGCAGTACGAACATTAAGTTTGTAAACACCGTATTAATAAAGTCATCCGATACCTCAACGTCTTTATCAATCAAATCATCCCACAGCTCAACCGCAGAAAAGAAACAGTTTATAAAGTCTATCGCTTCTGCATGCCCTAAGAACCAGCGTTGTTTATTCGCTTGGTTTTGGTCTAGCCATTCTTGAGACATTGTTGGCATTACTAATCCTTATTAAGGTACAACAATAGATACTGGCGTATTTAACGCGCCTGATAAAGTTGCAGTGTTGCGAAGAAACACCGTGCCGATATAACAAGCTATAGGGTTAGCAAAAGCATTAGTAATGACCATGTTATTTATTGTTGTTGCGCCCGACGCTGCATTTATAATCATATTTCCGCCAGCTATATCTTGACGTTCTTCTAAAAAGCCTATTGTACATTTACCTGCTGAAGTATTAATGTATACGTCTTGGCCTACTTCACCCCGCGCAAAGTTATTTACAACGGTTAACGAGTCAATAGTATAGTTTAACGCTTCAATTCTAAAATGTGCGCGTCCAGCGTTTGATGCTGGTGTTCCTGCTGGGTTATCATTTGATACAACTTTTATGCTGCCTATTCGCAAGAAAGCCCCAGCATTAGCATCTACTGTAGTAAAAATACTGTAATTGTTTGTAGAATAACTAGTGGCCCCTGCTGCCCGTACTAAAGTAATGTCGTCTAAGTCTACAGTTTGAGAGGCTAATGGCGCAATATTCATTATTCTACGTCCGGTGCTAGAGAAAATATAAACTCCTCTAGCCCTTACACTACCATCAACTACTGAAAATGGGAAAGATGTCAATGTATGCTCTTGAATATTAAAATCAAATATATTTAAAAACGCACCGCCGTCTACAAGCAACCCTGCGTTTTTTGTTGTTACGGAGCTAATAGTGTTAATATTATTTGTTGACGCGTTAAATGTTCTAACTGCCAAACTGTTTGTCGTACCCGTGCAAATAACATTCATTACTCGGCAATCAAATGCGTCATAAAAGTATATCGCCGTCGCCGCAAAATATGAGTTAACATTTGAAACAATACATCTGTAAGCTGCGCCAACACTAGACCCTAACAAAATGGCAAACTCAGATCCGCTAGTAAGTGTTGTGGAATAAATTACGTCAGAGACCACAATATCATTACCAGTTAATTCAATACCTCGTTCAACTTCACCTTCAATGCCTATTTTATTAATTTTCCATCGAGATCCGCCAATAGACAATGCTGAATACATGTCTTCAGCCGCAGCGTCATCTTTAATGCAAGTGACGTTTGTAATTGACCCGCCGTTCATACTTTGAATTTTAAACACGCGTTTACCGACATTTTTTGCGGTAATATTTTCAAAATAAATTGGCCAATCTAAAGCAGATAAATCATCGACATTATCGTAGTATGTTCTAATAAGGTCGCTATCTTGTACAACGCCTGACCCAACATCGACGGTTTTAATAGTATCCCCGTAGATGTCTCTAATGACGCCTCGGCTAACATTCGCTTGCGTACCTAGTGTAGATGAAGTGAAATATACCCCTCCAACAAAGCCTGGGCCTGCAACGGCGCCATTGTCTTCTTGAGTTATGTTTTTAAAAGTTACGCGGTTAATATTAAAATCAAAAACTTCCCACATAGGTAGTTTTATGCAATAAGTTTGAGTTACGCCCGCAGATATTTTACCCTTAAAATTTTGATACGTTACGTTTGAAATAGTAGCGCCTGTACCAGCTAATATTTCACTTAAATATGCGGTATGAGACTCATCGTTACCCTCAAATACTACATCAAATACACCGCCTGTAGATACGGTAAACAATGCCGCTGTGCCTACTGAAGTTATAGTACATCCGTTACCTAGTAAATACGCGCTACCTACAGTTAAAGATGCTGTAATTTTATACGTTAGTGTGCCGTTAAAATTAATTGCTTTGCCGGTGTTTAACGCATTTTGAATAGCTGTTGTATCGTCAGTAGTGCCATCGCCCACAGCACCAAAGTCTTCAACGGACACGGTTTGACGAAGTTTAGCTTGCACATTAGTTGTAACCGCGCCTGCGCCTGCTGGCGTATAGGATACATTTGCCGCATCCACAGCATTAGTAGATGTAGGAGACGCGGTAGAAAACTTAACAACGTCGCCTACATTAAGACCAGTCAAAAACGTAACGGTGTTTTCATCGGTTTCTAAATAGTTTACGTTAACAATTTGATTACTGCCGTTTACATAAACGGCTAAGTTGTTAGTGCCTACAATATACGTTAATGATGTGTCAAACACAGTCTGACCAGCGGTAGCCGTAGCGGTTTCTTCTTGCGCTGTGTATGCAATAAAGTTAGAGTTAATGCCTGACAAGCCGTCCCAGGTAGCAATTAATACATCTGTGGAGTCTTTCAATACGAACTTGTAATTGATTCCGTCAGTTAACCAAATCTCGCCTGTAGGCACTCGACCTGCGGCGTCTAAGATAATAGGGTTAGATAGTGCAGTAATGCCTGAGCCTGAAGTGTACGTGGTAGCAGGCGTAGTAGAGCCTGCTTGGTAAGTGTACAATAAGCCGCCTGATAAAGGGACGCCATCGTTGGTGAAGAACTGTGCGCCAGCGCCGCCTAAAGGGGATAAGTTAACAGACATATATAACTCCTAATGTAACAATAGCCCCTAGTGTCGTGGCTAACCAATCATAAAAATCTGCGGTATGATTAGGATGCTTGTAATCATACCACTCTTTTGCGCCAGCTACTATAGCTACAAGTAATAACGCCCAGTAGCCTATGACGAAGTAGGTTACGAACGTCAATAAAGCGCCTACGTTAAAGTGAGCCTGTAAGTCGGCACGTACAGGAATACGTGGGCTAGACAGCTTGGCGAACAGTGAAAATAGTTTTTCCATATTAAGCCCAAGTCAATATTGAGCTAGGCTCGGACTCACTAACAACTTGTAGTTCTAATGCACAAGTAGTTAGCGTAGAGTTTTGTATAACTTGTTGTAGTATTTTTCCGCTCCATTGAAAGTATGGCCCAACGCCACCGCCATTAGGCGTACTAACAATTTGTGTCGCTACAACAGTGCCGTCATCTTGACAGAAAAACTCCCATACTTGATGCAAATAGTAGGTAGAACTAGCTTTTACCGTAGGATCTTGTAACGACACTTTAACTACACCATGACATTTACTGCTAAAAGTTACGACATTGTGCGTTGCTACAGTTGTGTTATTAATTCTACGAATGTACTCTTGTTTAAAAAATGAATCTGAATAGCCACTCCATCGCATAGGAAGTGCATACGCTTTTACATTAGGTGTATTTATATATCCACGAAGGCTATCAAAGTTTACATAAGATATTGATAAAGGCGGGTACTCTTGAAGCGTACCAGCAGAAGTTTTAAATATAGCGTAATTGTTTCCGCCTTGACCTAACCAAATAAGTTTTCCGCCTGCGGCTTCACAAGCTGCGGAAGTTTCAATAAATGCAGACATATTGCTAGAATACATACCGTAAATAGCTACTAGTGTAAGTGATGCTGTAGCCGTAGTGTCCATTAAAATGGGTACGCCATTACTAGATGATGCTACGCCGCCGCTATTAACAGCTGAAAATTGTGCAGCAAGAATAACAACCTGAGAGTTACCGCCACCTGTAATTTTAATGTGACGGGAGTTACCTTCAAAATACCCTGACACTTGTGCTTTAACAGAATTAAGCCATAACAAATACCCGTCTGCTGGCGTTGTGTACGTTGAATTTACTTCAACTCTGCGTAAGTTTAAGGTCATGTTACTGCTAGTAGCATTAGTTGATGTAATAGCTACTGAATACGGTGTGCCTTGTATATCCGGTGAATCAATATTACCTGTAGAAGGATACAGAATATACCCGTTACGGCAGTTATATACATAGCCGTTTGTAATATCTATGCCCCAATGGACAACATCTGCCCTCACGCTGTCGCGTTTATTCACGCCAACATAGAGTCGTTCAAACCCAACGTCGTCTAATATAATATTGTCTTTTGTCCATGTAACATCCACGCCTGTAGTACCTGCATTGGCCGTCGGAATACCATTTGCATCTACGGCTATTGTGGTACCTATTACGCTAAATCCTCTTAAAAATACGTTGTCTACGTTGTACGCATTATTACTAGTGTTAGCATAGTTAGTGTTTAACGCTAACATAGGCGCATTATCGGTGTTATCAAAAGTAGCCAATTCAGTAAAACCGCAAAGTTTTGACCCTGCGCCTTGAATGACTTTATCGTTGCCAACAACAACTGTTCTACTAAGGCCTAAAAAGCACCCTTGAGGAATATACCCCCCACCAGCTGCTAACCAGGCTTCTACCTTTGTAGTGTCATCCGCTACGCCATCGCCTACGGCACCGTAATCTAAAGGTGATTTAATTTCAGCAAATTTTTGCGCTATTGTTCTATTTGCAGTATTTACTTGGGTATATTTTGGAATTAAAGTTGCCATGATGTATCCTTTATTAGCCTAATCTGTAAAGCACGTAAGTATTTGCCGCTGTTCTGCGAAGTCTAAATTGAGCAGATACACCAGTTGCAATGGTTAAAGTTCCTAGTGATGTCATACCTGAAGCACCTACAGCTATCGTTATTGTACCTGAAGCGGTGTTAACTACAAACCAATCAAACCCAATACTTGTAGTAGGGACGCCTGCAAAAGCTGTATCAAGTGCGGTACCTGTTGGAAGCGTAACTGTATATGTTGTGCCAGTAGTGTTAAGTATACCTGTTCGAACTTCGGCAGCAGTTAAAGTTGCTGCGGCTGCTTTTGATGTTGGTGCAGGGGCGTATTGCCATAAATTACCTGTTTGCACATAGGTATTTCCCGCAAAGTCAATTCGCACGCGTTCTCCCATAGCTACGTTTTGAATAGCGGTAGAAAAAATTATGTTAGAATTAGGCGTTGTTTGAGACCCTACGTTAGTAACTTGAATTGACGCTACGTCGTGTGCGCCAATTCCACTAGGATCATCTGTGTACCATGATAATGTTCCTACTACTTCGCCATCTGTCCAAAGTCCTGATTTTGTGTTTCTTATAGTTACGTTAGGGGTTAAACTTGCAACGTCTAATGTTCCTACAGGGCTATCAGTACCAATACCCACATTACCAGCAGAATTAATACGCATAGCTTCAGACCATGTAATTGCTGCCCCTGCTGTGCCTGAGGGGGCTATTTCCCACGTAAAAACACCATTACCAGCTACAAATTTAGATGCTAATAAGCTACTTGTTTTGTATTTCCATGATGCATCATAATAAGCATTACTACCAAGCATTAAATTGTTACTACTAAATCCTGTTGCGTTTCCTAAAAATCCATTGCCAGGAAACTGTATAAACCCATTGCCAACCCATGCACTAGGTGTTACTCCAATCCCTATATTACCTGACGCATCTTTAACTAAATTCCCATTACCTACGTTAAGAGTATCAGCGGTAGCATTACCTAAAATTGTATTGCCTGTTGTTGTAATATCTATTGTAGTTAGCGTAGTGCCATTAAAAGTAAGATTAGCACTTTGATTTAATGTTGTTGTGCCTTGACCATAAGGAATGTAGTTAGTCGTAAACGTAACGCCTGGTGCTTTACTGTTAAATGTCGTCCAGTCCGCAGCACTTAACGCGCCGCGATTAACGCTAGACGCTGTAGGCACGTTCAAGGTAATAACAGGCGTTGTGGTAGGGTTTGCTACGGTTGAGCTTAAGTCAGTGCCTGTCGTGCCTAGTGTTAAGGCCGCAACGCTTGTGACTGTACCGCCTGAAGACGGGGCTGTATTTGTAATAGTAAAGTTAGGGTATGTGCCTGTAACGCTAATACCTGTACCATTAGTTAAAACAACGGTTTGATCAGGTAAAGTATTAGTAATTGTTATGGCGCCAGCACCGTTTGAAATGCCTATAGCTGTACCGGCAGTCAATGTAGCTTTAGTAAGCGTATTGCCTGTGCTATTACCAATCAATAGTTGACCATCTGTGTAACTAGTCTGTCCTGTGCCACCGTAGTTAACGCCAATGGTCGATGCGTTCCATGTGCCTGCAATCAATGTACCAACGCCTGTAATGCCTGTATATGCCCCTGATATACGTGCTGACGCTATGGTGCCGCTGACAATCTGACTAGCATCAAGCGCTATGGTTACGTCAGTTATTGCGGTAATAGCCCCAAACGCGTCTACAGTAATTTGTGGTACAACCGTTGCAGAGCCGTAAGTGCCTGGCGTAACATTGCCTGTGGCTGCATAAATTATTGAGTATAAGTTGTTAAAAAACCTAAACCATTCATTCGACACAACGCCTGTCTGTGGATCGACAAGCGTAACGCGTGGTGCTGGGATGCGGGTAAAATTAAGCATTAGTGCCGCTGAGGATTAATTCAGCGCCCATAATGGCTATTTTAACTGGGTCAGTGCCTGACACCTCGTACACGCGGTCACGTAGCTTTTGTGTCATGCCAAGCCGACGCCAAATAGTACGATAGCCATATTGACCTATCGCACCCATAGACTTCCAATGCTCATTAGACCAAGTATGACCGCCATCGTCAGACCAACGTAACATGGCCTGTGGGTCGTTACCTTGCCCAACAACAAGCCCCACGCCTGACTCAGACTCTAACTGTAGACTGTGTTGCGCTGTACGTTTTAAGTTGTTCTGACCGCTAGGCAATGCTCTCCATGAGCGTAGCCACTTCTGTGTGGCGCCATTGTCGGCATAGACGTCTAGGTCAAACTTATATATGTTACCGTTAGCGTAGTCGCCAACAAGTGTTGTAGATTGGAAGTTACATTGACAATTTGAACGATGGCGTGTGAACTCACCGTTAGTCAAGTAAGCACGTTCATGCCACGCGCCAGTAGCAACATCGTATACCCATGTGGCGTTGCCAGTAGGGAACGATATAACGTAGAACGCATGACCTTCTTGTTGGTATGTGTAAGCCACAGCGTCTGATATGTCGGTGTAGCCTTGTACAGCGTATTCGATAGCGTGTGTTGACACGCGTTGTGCTGCGTAGCCGTTAGACCTGTAAATAACACCGAAGCCCCGTGGGTCGTTACCTAACCAAAACAATGAGTTATCTAACTTTGCTACAGAATAAGGTGCGATACAGCCTGTCTCGTTAAATGCACCTTGAATTGGTATTAATGGGAAGTCGGTAGCACCGGAGTCATACCAAACCTCTGTCGTGTCAGTACCAAATACCCATAGCTCACGGTGGATAGAGTTAACGGCTACAACGCCGTCAGGTGAACCCTCAGCACTAGCAAAGTCTAGTGGATCGACGGATGTACCGTCTAATAACTGTGTAATCCATATCTTTTGGCTGTCAGGCTCATTGTATACAAAGTATCCGTCTAGGTAGGTAACAGTGCCTGCGCCAGTAAAGTCAGGGTCTGTAATCTTAGCAAATACGTCTGTCACTTCATTGTAGATGTAACCGCTAGGGTTGGCTGCAATAAATATTTGTATGCCGTTATCGGCAAACGTAACTGGCCCAGTGCCATCTACTTCACCGATGTACTCGTAAGTGTAGTCGGTGTTGATGCGATAAAACCCTGTGCCTGATACGCAATACGCATCGGTGCCGTTAGTTTGGTGCGCCCATAGACCACGAATAGGGCCTGTGCCTATGGTGACTAGCTTGGTTAAGCCAGGCGCACGATTAAGGTAGCCTATCTCAAGACCGTTCTCAGGTGTTTGCTCAGGAAACAAGTTAACCATGCGGTTGTCCGCAGCGTTAATTGAACGAGCTACATAAGATTGACCTAAGATTGGCGTTTTCATTAGTAGTTACCGGCAAAAATGTTGAAGCGTTGACGTGTAGCCACAATGCTGTAAGGCATGGACATAATGTCGTCAGGATTGTTGATGCGTTTCAAGTCACGTTTAGATGTCATCGCAATGCGTGACACAGTAGGTGACGGCTCTACGCCAAACTCAGGTGCTATCTCGCAAGCTAAGTTGTATTTGAACGCACGTAAATAGCCTGGAGGGAACGCTAGGTTTGTAGCCAAGGTTGCAGGCGCAGTTAACTCTTGAACAGATACAATGTGGAATTCCAACACTTTGGTTGGCACTGGGTACACTGTCATCGTAATGTTAGGGTAATCCATGTTTACCCACATAACTTGTGGATAAGTAGACGTCACGGTCTTAACAGCAATACCATCGTATTGTTGTTGATTGATTAATTTAATGCCGAACGATATACCGCTTGATGGGTCACGGAAGTATGTTGCATCGTCGACTAAGATTGGACGATTGCCAACGGTGTCACCGGATGGGCCTAAGGTATGTGTTCTAGTATTAGGCAACCA